ATCTTTGCCTACTGCAACTGTAGAGTATTTGGTTGTGGCTGGTGGGGGAGGTGGTGGTGGAACTTATACAAATAATGACGCAGGAGGTGGTGGAGGAGCTGGAGGGCTTTTAACTGCTACTGGATACGCTGTTACGCAAGGCAGTTCAATTACTGTGACTGTTGGTGCAGGCGGAGGAAGTTCAACGTCTGCATCAGGAACAAACGGAGGAAATTCCGTATTTGGTTCTATAACATCCACAGGCGGTGGTGGTGGAGCAACTGATAATAATTCTACTGGTTATGTAGCTGGTAATGGTGGTTCTGGTGGAGGTGGTGGATTTAGATCAGGAAATTATTCTGGTGGAACAGGAACATCAGGACAAGGTTATGCAGGCGGTAGAGGGTATAACTTTAGTGTTGGTTGCGGCGCTGGTGGAGGTGGTGGTTCGGGTTCTGTTGGAATAGCTTCTGGAACAAACGATCCGGGGCCTTCTGGTTCAGGTGGAACAGGAACAGTTTCTTCTATTACAGGCTCACCTGTGCAATATGCAGGTGGAGGTGGCGGTGGTTGCGGAACAACTGATACTGCTGGACTTGGTGTTGCAGGCGGTGGAAATGGAACTAACGCTGGTGTTGGTGGAAATGCCCTTGCAAATACAGGAAGTGGTGGAGGAGGTGCTGGCGGTGTAACAAGCACTGGAGCAGTGGGTGGCAACGGAGGTTCAGGCATAGTAATTATTCGTTACCCAGCCAATACAGCACCACCAGCATCAGTTACAGGTGGCCCACAAGTCCTCTACAATTCGGGCTATCAGATTTACGTTTTCACAAGCAGTGGAACAATCACATTTTAAGGAGTTAACATGGCACATTTTGCTCACATCACAAATGGAATCGTTGATAACGTCATTGTTATTGATGCTGAAACACTAGCACTCGGTCATTGGGGGAACCCTTCTGAGTGGGTACAAACCTCATACAACACACAAGGTGGTGTTCACACAGGTGGCGGTACTCCTTTGAGAGCCAACTACGCTGGTATAAACTACATTTATGACGCACAAAACGATGTGTTTCATGCCCCAAGGCCAAAAGATTCTAAGGGCGTTTCTTGTGATTCATTTACCATTGGCGCACCAACATGGCAGTGGGTTAACCCAGTAGCAATGCCTAGCGATGCAGGTACAGGAACTCCTCCTAAGATGTACGATTGGGATGAGGCCACAAAGACATGGGAAGTTGTAACTCCGAAAGAATAATATGAGCCAATTCAGTGGAGTCTGGACGCTATCTCAAGTAAGCCAAGCTGTCAAAGCACAGAATTGGAGTGGAATCAGCCCGCCTGTTGTTGAGTACCTTGTGGTTGCAGGAGGTGGTGGGGGTGGCTATAACTTAGGTGGCGGAGGTGGAGCTGGGGGTGTTCTTGCTGGATTAACTTCTGTTACGCAAGGTACTCAATGTTGGGTTACTGTTGGTTCTGGTGGAGCAGGATCATCAACTAATTCAACAAATGGGGTCAATGGTGTTAATTCTGTTTTAATTGCTACATCTTCTGGAGCATCAACAGGTAATTTTGTTGCTTTAGGTGGTGGTGGTGGTGGTTCTGGTTACACAAGTCCAACTGCTGGATCAAGTGGTGGATCAGGCGGTGGTGGAGGTGCAAGTGGAAGTTCTTTGTCTGGAGGATCAGGAACCACAGGTCAAGGAAATGCTGGCGGTACTGGCGCCGCATCAAGTGCAAATGCTGCAGGTGGCGGTGGTGGCGCAGGAACTGTGGGGTTAAATGGAACAGCTCCATCCGATAGGTTTGGTGGCAATGGAGGAGCTGGTATAGCATCTTCAATTTCTGGTACTGTTACGGCTTATGCTGGTGGGGGTGCTGGTGCTTCTAATGGCTCATCAACACCTGCTGTTGGAGGTGTAGGAGGTGGTGGTAATAGTTCTAACCAATCATATACAACAACAAGTGGTGGTACTAATACAGGTGGAGGAGGCGGCGGTGCGCCATTTTCTGGTGTTGGTGGAAATGGTGGCTCTGGTGGATCAGGTATTGTCATCATCCGTTATCCATCAAGCTATAAACTCGCCGCATCCACAACTGGAAGTCCAAGCCAAACAACTGCGAATGGGTACATTGTGTACACATTTACTGCGTCTGGTTCAATCACATTCTAAGGTGTTGAAATTGATCCGTTTACACTTGTCGCCCTTGCTTCTGGTGCTTTCAAGCTCTGCAAAGACGCTTGTGAGATGTACAAGGAGGGGCGGCAAATTGTTGCTGATATTGCCCATGAAGTTGATGGAATTGTCAAAGATGTTAAGACAGTACAAAAGAAAGCCAATGGGTTACTTGGGTTCTTAAGCGCTGTCTTTGGGAAGAAAGAGGAAGAGCAGCCACAAGTTGCTCAACCTGTTAAGAAGGTTAAAAAGAAGAAAGAGCCACCGCCAGAATTTGATGAAAACCTCATTTACCAACAAGTCAGTGATGCTCTCATCAAGTTCTTCCAAGCGTACAACTCGTTAAAGAACTACGTTAAAGAACAGGAAGAATTTGCTCTCCATGCAAATAACGACGAAGGCCAAGAAGCTGCAATCAAGATCACGATTGCCAATTTGCAGATGGAGAAGTTGAATCAGGAGCTGAGTGATTACATGGTGTACCACGTCCCACACGAATTGAAGGACTTGTATACTCGGGTCAATCAGCAAATTGGTCACATTGCCAATGTGCAAGCGCTAGCGAGACGAGAGGAAATGTTAAGGGAGCGTCGGGCAAAATGGCAACGGGAGCAAAAGGCGGATCTAATCAGGGGAAGAATGGTGGCTTCAGCAATTACAGCGCTGATGCTAATGTGGATATGGCTGATGATAATAAGTCTGACTCACTCGCCATCTTACTGATTGTTTTACTTTTGGTTGTTTTGTTATTGTTGATTCCGTTGATTGCCTGGATGTATGTGGATGTGAGGCAAATGGAATTAAGGGTCAACAAAGCTCTTGTAAGGATTGAAGGGAAATGATTAAAAAATTCAGTTTTGTATACACGTTAATATTGATATGTATATTTTTTCCAATTTTGTTAACAGGTTGCGGTAATGAATATAGATATAAATGTCAAGACCCCGATCATTGGGAAGATGAGGATTGCAAAGCCCCATTATGTGAAGTAACCGAAACGTGCCCTTGGATGTTAACCGATGCTTACAAGCCTAAAAAACCTTAAAGAAGAAGAAGTCAACGGCATTGTTCGTTTGATGGATGCGTTATCAAAGTTCTTGATAATGATTACTTTTTGCATTATTTTGCTCTTTATTGTGGGATTTTTTGTCTACGGTGTGGTGGCCGTGGAACAACCCATGAAAGACATGGCTCCCAACGATAAACTGACACATGATTTGCTTAAAATCATAGCAACGTCCATATTCAGCGTTTTGGCTACCGTAATGGGTGCTAGAGCCATGATGCCTTTGACACCGATGAATCCCTGTATGGGGCCAATGGGAGGCATGGGTATGAATCCTATGATGGGTAACCCAATGATGCAGCCTATTGGGTTTACCCCTATGGGGCCAACTGGGGTGATGTCAGCAATGAACACGCCTTGGACGCCACCTCCTCCACCCAAAACACCACCCGTGTTGGAGCATGACGAGGAACGTGAGAGAATGGCGGCAGCCAGAGCATCAATGAAAGGTCAGTGATGTTTAACCCTTATGTGTTAGTGGCAAGTTTATTTGCAATCATAGGAGCGTATTTTTATGGACACCATCAAGGCTATCAAGAGTGCTATTCAGAAGCTGTGGCAAAAGTTGCAAAAGCCAACGAACAAGCCAGAGCAAGAGAACAAGAGCTGAACGAAAAAGTCAATCAGACCGCATCTGCGTTAAAGAAGGCTAACAATGAAGCTCAAGTTAAGATTACTAAGCTCACTGCTGATGTGCAGTCTGGGGCTATGCGCTTGTCAATCCCCGTCACCTCCAATAGTGTATGTTCCTCCAACGCCACCGGAACTACCGGAGGAGATACAACCGCAAGAGCCGAACTTGACAGACAGGCTTCTGCAAATCTTATCGCCATCACCGCAGACGGAGACAAAGCAATCCGTGCCCTCAACGCCTGCATCACCAGTTACAACCAAGTAAGAGAATCCCTCAAGGAGAAAATAGATGATTAAGTACGCTATTCCCCTCGCAGTCGTAGCCCTTGTTGGGTGCTCTTCGACCAGTGACTATCAGAAGTATTCTGAGACGCAAGTAGCCATTGCACGGTACAAAGCCGAGGCTGACAAGGCTAAGTATCAAGTGCTGGCTGAAGTCGTTAAGAAAGGCGATCCAGCTGCGTCAGTGGCTGCAGTCATGTCCATGCAGATGGGCTTTAGTGGTGGCGGTCAAGAACAGAAGATTGACGCCCCAAGGAGTTCAGGAGATGATGCCTTCAAGTGGGCATCATTGTTGTTACCCACAGTTGTTCAAGGATTTGGCATCTATGAAAACGCAAAAGTGGCAACCACGCAGTCTAATAATGCTACGGCAACTGCTATCAACACTAACGGTACGTTTGCTTCCATTGCTAATACTGGGTCTAAC